CACCAACGGCAAGGTCCACATTGGTATTATATTGCTTGTTTGTGGCAACGGTAACAACTTTACTACCCTGAACGATAGTAGTTGTATGAGCAAAAGTACCGGTTGCGGAATGAGCAACGGAAGCAATAAGTTCGGGTTTGATTGGCTGAACGGCTTGTCTCCTTAAAGTATTACTCAAAGCAAGAGCAAGACCGCAAGCAACTTCAACCTGAGTTGCAGATGCATCACTCTTATAAGGAGAATTATACAGAGTACCCTGACCAATACCGGTATAATCTTCTTCTTTCAGTTTAATCCTTACAACATACAATTTTGAGTTTGTTGCAGTAATTGAACCAGAAGTACCATTATATCCAATATAGGATACCTGTTGAGCAGCAGCAGCATCAACAACACCTTTAACATTGATAATGTTGTTCTGTTTGATCATGTCGGAACTGATTAGCTGATTACCTACGCGGCAAAGCAGTTTAATTCCGGATACAGCAACAATATCATCAGTTAAAACTGAGGTTGCACTTAATACTCTGTGATGGGCATTAACAACTGCCATTTCTCCATCTACGAGACTAGCATAGCTGGTAATAACACCATTTACGGCAGTGGTTGGTGTTGCGGAACCAACATCTTTACCGATTAACAATTGCATTACATCATTTTGTGTCATGACTTTTGAATTTAGAAATTAATAATTATTGTTTATTCGGCATATTCCCAAAGAAAACCTTTGTATTTAGTGCCTTTTTTTAAGGCTCCAAGAAGATTAGGTTTGGAAAACCCATCACTTAAAGCTTCATCAATTGATGCATACGTAAACTTCTCACCAGTTTCGATATTGGTTTGTACAATACCTTTTACCGGTTTTTCAATTTTCGCATTTATTCGCGAAAGAATAGATCTGTTTTTCATTGTGGCGTTAATTTAGTTGTACCATTAAGAATTTCTTTTCCTATCCGAACTGCAAGGTCAATTAATTCTTCATGCAATCCTGGATGTAATTCACAATCAATTCCATTTACAATATCTATTTCACGAGGCCGGCGTATGTAACGTAATTGATAACTTATAATCGATTGGTCTTCAGCGAATAACAATTCATGTTTTTTACTACCGGTACTATCTCCGGAATAATCCATTCTCCAAAGTGTTTTTTCATTGGGTTTATTAAATGGATTGTCACGATTAATTAAATATTCATCATGAGTGATTGGAATAACTTTAGCCGGACCTGTAACAACATCAGAATTTGCATCTGTATAACCAACTACTCCCTGTTCTGTAATTGAATAAAGATAGTTCGCTGGCAAGGATGCAAACACAGAATTTTTCTGAATGCGATTTGCACCTGTAGCAAATGATGATACAGTATGATTTGTAATTAATTTACCGATTTCAACCCGAGTTTTTTCATCCATTTCAAAATGTCGTGGAGAAAGTACACTTGAAGAATATCTATCATTAACAATAATATCCTGAGCCTTATTTAATATGATAGCGATATCGGAGGAACTAAAAGGTTTTTCCGTTTCGTTAACAACATTAAGTTTTAACTCAAAATTATATTGCATCATTTCTGCAGTCATGATTATTTAGATTGTTGTTTTTGAACCAATAATAATTTAGCCTCATTTATATAAAGCTGAACTGCCATATCAACAAATTTCATATGAGTGTATTCCGGAAAGTCAGGAGTATTTGTTTCTCCCCATGGATATCCAACTTTTAAATTAGATGCTCCTGTCACAGTATTTTGTCCGGCTACTTTCAAAATTTTACTACCCGGAGCATATGCCGTTCCATTATATATTAAATTACTCATTGCTCTGAAATAAACTCCTGTACCAATTGTGGCAACACTTAAATTAGTATTGCCGGTAATTTCCGCATACTCAAATGACAAATTATATGGTTTCCGTAAATAGACGAGTTCATTAGCTGAAATTTCATCAACATAAGCATCACCAACTACGGTGATAAAATATTCATCTTCAAAGAAAGCAACTGGAGTTACATGAATCACTTTATTCGAAGAATCAGATACAATTTTTTCAGCTTGTCTTCTACTTACAAATTTCACAAACTGTAACTGATCTATCATTGGAATAACTTCTTGTCTTGTTATAAGAGCAGATAAACTTATAGGTATTAATACATCATCAGGCATACGATAACGAACAGCTCTCGCATTCCAATTCAAAGTAGTAGGTTGTGATGCGTGATACAAAACTCCTCCTGAAGTAATCAAATCATTTAATTCATCAAGATTAGAATCAATAGCAACTAAACGATGTTCGAATGAGGGAACATTAAGGAATTTTTCCTGAAGATATAATTTGATTGCTTTATTGAAATAATTAGCCACTACGAAAGATGATGGTCTATCCTCGTTAATAAAGACTGGATTTATATCTCCAATCTTTTGTAAAAACTGTATTTGTAATTCATCTATATTCATTACTCAGTTTTTATTTGATTTTGAGCCATTGCTGTTTGCCATCTTGGATCTCCAATAATTTGTAATCCACTATTTACTGCAATATCAACAATTTCTTCATGTGTATGAACTGGCAAATCTGGAACAGTTGTACTATTTACGATTACTGCAGGTTTCCTTAAATAAATAAATTTTAATGAATTGTTCGCGGAAATAGTAGTAAATCTATCTGCAAGAACATAAATACTAGATCCCTCAATATATATAATCGGATTCAAAAAATGAGTCCTATTGATTTCAGAGTTGGTGAACTTACCTATAGAGGTATGTTCGATAAATTTATTTTGGATGAATTTCGCACTACTAATAACAGGATAATTACTCCTTATCAATGAAGTGTAACTATCAATATAATATAAAAATATTGGAGATGTTAATGGTAAAGGATAAATTACTTCACCAAGAATTCCACCGGTAACACTACTAATATTTGCTGAATAGATCAAAGAACGAAGATCAGCTACCCGCTTCTGATTCTGCTCAAAAGCGGGAGGCTGAAAGTTCTTACCAAACATTCGCTGTTTAATGAAGTCATCTTGAGCATTATTTAACAATGCCAAAATCTCTGTAGAATTAAAACCGCGAGCATTATTACTTGCGACATAATCATACTTAATTAAAAAAGACGATATCATTTCAGCTCCAGTCATGGCTTATTTTTCTTCGAGTTGATGCATTAATTTAATCCTGACATCCTGATTTTTAGGATCATCAAGATATTCAATCATTTCCTCAATATTACCAATTGGGCGATCTCCACCGGCAACAGTATATAAATGTTTGTTGCGAATAAGAGAACCGGCTTTAACACTTCTTTGAATAAGCAACTTAACAATGAAATCATCATCATTAAGAATAGTGTTGAATGTATTCAAATCTTCTTCGATAATTCTACCGAGTTCAGTTTTAAACCAATCAATTGTACCATTCGTAGGTGGTGCTTTGGCATCTTTTTTCGAGAGATAATAGACATAGAGAAAATCTTTCATCTTGTCAATGCTATGATCCATTTTGCTCAAATGAACATAAGCATTTTTCTTATCCTCCAGGTTACTTACTTTGTCAAGAAGTTCTTCTCCTTTTTCAACAAGAGCAAATTTATAGGTCCCTTTTTCAAATCGTTCTCCCCAATTTGGGGCAATACGATCACTGTCACTTTTAAGAATCAGAAATTCAATCAAATTGTTAGTGAGTGATAAATCCAAATATTTACCATTTCTATCCAACTGAACTGTATTCTTTCTCCAAAATCCTTTAGGAGTATGAACATTCAATGGTTTGGAATCAACTAAACCTAATTCCGTAGCCAAAATATCAATATCCCTCTGAGAGAATCTGTCTTCTTTCTGTGGGCCAAAGACAAAAGGATCTTTCAAAACATTTCCAGTCAATACAGGAACAACAATCCCTATTTTAGAACCATCATTCATAAATGAACTGTCATGTGATGGTGGAACCCACCCGCCTTTTCTGCGGATGGGTCTTACCACATACTTTCGATTTCGAAGCGCATTCACATGCTTTGAATACGCTGTACTTGTAATAGTCTCCATGATTAATTCTCCTATTATATTAATTAAACGAGTATACTCGGTTTGATAGTTGCACAACGAGTAGGATCATTCACCATCACACCACCGGTAAAGGCTCTGTGAATAGTATAGCCATCTTCTGGTGAAGCCATAAATCTGCGTTCACTCTTAGCTTGGAATGGATCACGAAGACCTGGCATAAAGCCCATGAAGTCTTCCATACCTTCCTGATTAACAAGACGGATGTTATCTTCGCCTCCGGTACGACCTACATTGAGGATCTGATATACGTAACTCTGTGCAACACCTTTTCCTGATGGATGCATGATTTTGTTACGTTCTTTATCATCAAATGCATTATCTACCAATACACCAAGGCGAGTTCCGTCTGGTCCCCAATATTCAACAAAGTTCTCATGGTATCCCCAACCATTACCTGATTTGTAAACAGCATCATTGTTGTTGAATGGCTGATACAAGGTTGAGTAATTCTTGATTGCTTTATGGAAATTGTAGGCTCCCCATTTACCGGTACGCATCAGGATCTGACGAGTTTGTCCATATCCACCCTGAGAATCATCAGTAAGATCCATGATAGCCTCGGTTAACCATTCAATATCCACATCAAAATCATTGAAATAAAGAACATTTGATGATTCGATTTGCTGGTCAAGTCCGGCACCCTGCTCAATCTTGAATCCTGAAAGACCAATCTGTTTGAACGTACCATCATCAGCTCTGTTGGTAGTTGCAAAGTTCAGAAGTTTGTCCTTCATATCCTGGAACTGAGTTTCAAATTCCCAATCGGCATACTGTGTCCATGTGGTCATAGTTTCAGCTTTTCCTTCGGTATTTACGGCTCTCCAAGAGAAAGCAACTGGCCGAGAAATCATGTTACCCGGGCGAGTGTCCTGCATCCTAATCATGGAGAAAGTGTTCTTCATTGAGAACGGACTGGTATAATTGGGTGATCCCCCTTTTATTGAGAGAGTCTTTTCAACGATACTCCATTCTTTTGAGAACCTTTTACCGGCAACCAATTCTTCGTAAGGAATGAAAAGGTCGGGATCCCCTGTGAACAATTCTGCATCATAATCCCAATTGGTTCCGTTTGGCTGTGGAATACCAATAAGACGAATAGGATACACTGAATTTTTCTCACCAACAATCAAGTTAGTGTCAGAAAAATGTTGTTCAGGGAAAGTAAGAGTAAAACGGGCACCACTTCTCCCAACCTGTGAGGATGCGGAAATAGCGGATCCATTAACTGTACATGCGACAAGAGGAATGTTTTTCTTCGAAGAACCTTGCAGCCTCCAACGGAAATCATCATCTGTCTTGAGGGTTAGGGGTGAAAACTTCGATAAGAAAATACCAAAATTGGTTCCCCTATTTGCTTTGTAAAGCAAATTTATCATTTCACTGGTCTCCTGTGGTTCAACCTGATAGATTGCGCCAAGGTGATTTTTAGTTGTCAAACCCGACCAGTCCTGGGGTTCGTACTCTTGAAGCGGTGATACTCTTTGCATTGCTTTAAATTTAGAGCGATTTGAAATTAATAATTAGTCACATTTTGAGGGAACATAAAAGATTTCTCTTTCTTGATCACTGATTTATCTTTCTCAACTACCGATTTACCGGAAATTGGTCTTTCTCCATTTAATTTCTCGATAAGTTTTACTGCAGCTTTTGATTCTGTCTTTCGTAATAAAGTATCGAATTTTGCATCATCATTGAAAAAACCATTCTTAATAAAATAGTTTAATCTCATTTCGAATGCAATTGGATTTTTTGAACGAAGATCACTCGCGGCACTTACCGGAACAGACTCATTTCCTTTTTTAATATAACGAACAGGAACAGTCATCATTTTCACGATTTCATTTTTCTCGGATTCTGTTAGTTCAATCCCGGGAATAATTTCTTTAACAGCCGTTACCGTTTTTTTAATAGTTTCCTTGGTCTTGGTATTCTGCTCTTCTTTGGTCTTCTTTTCAATTTCGGCCTGCCTGTGTAATTCCTGACGTTCTTTTACAATCTCGGATTGAATCTCTTTTAAACCATCAACGGCTTCACTTAGAAGTTCATCTTTTTCAATAGCTACATCAACCATCTTTTTGATTTTCGCTTCAGAGAATCCTTTCATTGTCAATAAATCGGAATAGATTTGTGACTGAAGGTTTTCATCGTTTTCAAGAACCTGAGTTGTGATTCTTCCATATTTATCTTCCAGAGTATAATTTTCTGAAAGATCTTCGAATGGAACACCTTTCTCAAGAGCCTCCATAAATTCCAATGCTTTTTCACCAATATTACTCTTGAATTCTTCTACACCTTCATTAATAGAATCGGAAATCTGTTTCTGAATGTGTTCGTTAATTTTGAGAATTGCATCGGCTGGTTCAAGATCTTTAAGAGTGGTAAGGTCAAGTTCGGGGAGCACACCATTTTCTTGAAGAGCGGCAGCATGGAGATATACAGGAGAATCATTCTCTTCTGTACTTGGTGTGTCCCCTCCCTTTGTGTCTGCGGCCTTTTTATTGTCTGGTTGATTCTGTTCTCCTGTAGGACCCGTATCAACTTCGATTAGATCTTCTACAGGTTTTTTGATTTCTTTCTCAACCGGTGGTTTTTTTGATTCGTCTGTTGTATGTTTTTTTGATGGATCAATTAGTTTTTCTGACCCATCATCCCCAGGTTCTCCACTCCCCGGAGTAACATCAACAACAAGAAGTTCATTATCGAAACCATCTAACTTGATGTTTCCGAACAAACTTTCATTGTTCTGCTGCATTTTAGTCATAATTAAATCTCCTAATAATTAAACAAGTTTATAATAATTAAATATATGCATCAAGAGTATCACCACTCTTGCAATAAATATTTCGTATTCTTTATAGCTAAAACATAAAATGTAATTTTATAAAATATTATTTTATAGCGCTGGCTGCTTTACGTGATTTTGCTATTTTCTCAGAGCTTTGGATATTTAGTTTAGCGAGTTTTTCTTGTGCTGCAAGCTTATCTTTATACTCTTTATCCCGTCTTGCCATATCCTCTCTTTTTAATTTGGCATTTTCTTTGAGTTTCTGCAATTCCAATTGGAGTTTTTCGGTATCGGCACCATCTTTACTCATTTCGCTTTCTACCATTTTTGATTCAATTTCGAGTTCAGTCATGTAGATATCAGCTTCAATCCGAGCCATTGCAAGTCTTTCTTCCTGTGCCATACGCATCTCTTCAATCTTCTGCATAGCCTGTTGAACACGTTCATTACTTGCCAATTGTTCTTTACGAGCATCATCTTCACGTTGATTGCGTTCTTGTTCTGAACTTTCAAGTCGTTTCTCCATTCCGGCAATACTGGTATTCCTATATACAGAGAATAGATCTTTCATTGTAATCTTGTCATTCTGAATCATTGCTTGAGCCAAGCCTTTAATTGCCTGAACCAATTCGGCATCAGCCTGACCATTGGAAATGTATGAACCGTATTCTGTTTCCGCAAGTTTGCGACCATCAACAGAAAACAAATGAGAAATACCACCATCGTCTATGTATTGAAGTTTTTTAGCTGTTTCACCAGTTGCATTTCTCCATGCGTATTTTGATGTTTCGAGTAACAATTCCATCACACGTAATTTGGTATTATCGTGTAAACGGAACCATTCTTCAGTAACATGAGAACTTTTTGTTATTGCCAATTCTACTCCACCAAGAGTTTCCCTTCCACCAACATCTCCTTCGCGTTGTGGACTTACTCCGGCAATCTCAGATAATTCTCTTTTGACATATTGTGCCAACTCAAGATTTGCTCTTATAATATTGGAACTATCAAGATTGATAACATCACTTCCTCTTTGTTTTACGGTTCCAATAAGTTTACCGGTTGCCTGACCTTTCTTTCCCTCCTTGAATGAATCCTTGATCAGATAACCATTTGCCTCGGCAAACATCATGATTAATTCTTCATCCCATCCATCAGGAATTTCTGCAAGATCCAATTCGGCAATTACACCCTTATTCCTGGCACTTGCTAGTTCGGTTCTTCGCATATAAACATTATAAAGGTATTTATATGGTTTAACCCGATCCATTAAAGATACTCCGGAACTTCCTCCTACATTATAAACGGTTCCACAAATTGGGGGAAGACAAATTGAAGGATTGGAAAACTTACTCCCGATTCTCGGAATAGGCTGCATTTTTTTATACATATCGGCACCAACTCTTATTCCACTCCACCACTCATTTATCCAATGCCATTTTATTTTCCATCCCAAGGATTCGAATTGTTTAATAGGAAATTTCTCGTCAACAAATGTTGTGAGCTGTCTTCCCTCCTGATCGTAATAGGTTAATTCACCAAGTTTCCTGCGACTTCTCCAGATAACTTTTGTCCTACGAATATTGCCATCTGTATCGAAACTTCCATTGTAATTAAAGGCATCTGCACCATTAATGGTTATCAATTGACTATTACTATTGTCAATCGAATTATTCTTCATCATTGGGCCGGCAAATACAATATCTCCTGACAATCTGTTTTCTCTGTTTCCGGATTCTAACTTGTCAATTTCTTCGGAAGAAAATTCATCCCACAATTCATCAATGATTGCTCCTACAGAAACATATTTATCGTCAACAATAATATCGTAATCTTCAATTTTATGACTATCGGCACCACCCATTGTTGATATACACAAGGGGCTTAATTTGCTTGCAATTGGTTCCCCATGTATTATACTTACATCGTAAATCTCTTCTGCAGCAATTAGAACATCATAAAAGGCATCGGAAAACAAATCCTTTAATCGCTGTGTGTACCAATGATAATCTAAAATACGAGTACCAAGAACTTCTGCATAGTCCTGATACTCGTATTGCTGATAGTGCTGCAATTGTTGCATTCTCCTTTGTGCCAGCTCCTCACTATAATTTTGATTTACTACTTCTTCTGATAATAACTGTAAAACTTGATCTCGCATTTGGAATTCTTTCTCACTGATAACTCCCTCATTTACAGACCGTAGTTTCCAATCAAATCTCCTTTTAGATTCTTCTCCTTTTAGAACATTGAATTTCGCTACTTCGATTGGATAGTTTTGAATTTTTGCCGGAAATTGAACTCCTTTTATTCCCATTGGATTAAATGCCCGTTCAATATCTGATTCATCAATTATACCATTAATAAGATCGTAATTAATTTTTTTCTGCATTTTACTTTTACGAATCTTACTTGAATCAGAATAGGAAATGGAAATTGCAGCTTCCATACATTCTTGTGCCCATGCATCTGTTTTTTCTGAAAGAAGTTTCTTTTGCGCGGGAAACTGATAAATTGACATTGCCATGACTGTAAATTTTAATTTGTTTTGTTTCTTTTTTCGAGTTCTAATCGTTTACTAATCTCAGCAAAAGGATCATTCCTTTGCCGTAACTTCTCCTGAAACATCTCCATGCGCATAAAAAATGGTGACAAAGCCGCTTCTGGTTTTGTCTGCTCTACTTCTATATTTTGCATATCCTCATTGAGAATAAGTAACATTTGCAAAGCATCTACTCGGTCAAAGTTACCATTTGGATTCCAATAAATCAACTCTAATAATAATGGTATACTTCTTATGGTATGCAAGTTAAGTATTTCGCTGCCCTTTTCAACAGGATTTACCAACCACATTAAAATCAATTCTCTTCCCCATTTTTGGATAGGTGCTGTCCCAGGTGTTCCTTTTCCGCGATTCATTAAACTCTTATCAGCAATCTTATCAGCAACCAACTTCGGAGTGTCTGTTAATAAATAGGATGTATTACGATTATTTAAATAGGTGAAAAGACCTTTCCAGTTATTCTCATAGTTACAACGTGCATTATAATAAAGGAGTAATCGTCTTACATTCTCGTAATATTCATTGGCTGTATTTGGCCGGCCCGTATATTCAGCAACGATTCTCTGTGTAACCCTGTTAAAAATAAATGTACTGCCCAATGAATCTGTAGTTGATTCATCATGATCATAGGTATCATTACCGGCAATATAAATTCCAAAAGGAATTGTTCCGTCTTTTCCAACCACTGGATGATCATAAATTACGATAGCGCCCTCAATATTTTTCTTGTCAAGTTCCGGAAATAATCTGATTGGCCTTAATGTATCATCTGGTTTCCACTCAAACTTTTGAGTGTCTTCATTGAGAATTAGGTTCCCAATATATTCCCGTGATTCATATTTTTCAGGATAAGACCGTAGATTGTTTAAATGTTCTTTTAAATCCCGAACAGGGAATAAAGTACCACCCAATCTCATAAGAGCTTCCTGTGGCTGTCTTGGTTCCTCCGCAATAAAACGGACTATTACTTCCGGATTCTTTGTGTTCTTTATAATATTGTCGCGTGAGGCATCGGTCATTATTCGGGCCAGTTCCCAATTACTGTTCCCGTCTTTATCCATTGCTCCCTCGAGATTTTGCTCAACGGAAACAAAGTGTCCTGATTTAGTATTGCCAGCACCATCATCCCATTTATTGGGAACCAAATGAATACTGTGTACTTTGGCCTCGTAAAATAACTGATCTAGACCCATGATATCCATCCCTTCTGTACCACCGGTACCAAATGCAACCTGTAATCCATGTGTTAAACGGCCCTGTTTTGTACTTTTTAAAGACATGTTCCAGGCATTTAGTAAGTATGGAAACTTACCGGCCTCTTCATATATAATTAATTTACCACGTTTACCACGGGCTTTGTTCCAGTCATTTTTAAGAGAAACCCCTATAATCTCACTCTTAAAACCTTTCTCAATCTTTACTCCACCCTGATCAACTAAATATGATGCGCGCTTATGAAGAGTTGTATTGCTTTTCTGCATACGCTTTCCCCAAGGTGTACTTGTTTCAATATGATCCATCATATCAAAAGCCTTGGTGAGAAGACCATCATCTACAAGGAAAGCTTTATCATCTGCAAAAACGAAAGATTTGGATCCCGGGATTAAGTAAAAGTTTCGATCACACATCGAACCACCCTTGAAAGAATATCCTCTACCCCTTGTTTTGATAACAGAACCCATCTCACCGGCATTCTCGGCATCATTTAAATAATGGTAATATTGATAATCTCCATCCCAAAACGCAGGGAAGTCCTGAACACGTTCTGATTTTGCCTGTTTTAATAATCTCTCAAGTTCTGTTAAATCGTTTTCTTCTCCATCGAAAATTTCCTTATCCATCCAGATAGGAGAATAGTTTAGGTAGAAATAAAAATAGCCAGGAATAAAATCCCGGCCTATATTATATCCGTAAACACTTCTTCGTGCTTCCTCTTCCCAAAATTTATAGTAACGGCTTGATGGATGATCGTTTGGTGGTAGATTCGTATGTCTGCCAAATTCTTTGAAATGAAGAGCGGATTGTGTCCATTCTTCAGTATTATAATGTGGAGTATTTTTAAAATATCCGACTTCTATTTTTTGCGATTCAACCATGTTGCTTTTTCTGGATCTTCGAATAAACCTATTTTACCACCGCCACGTATCTGCATCATATCTTCTTCACCCTTGACTTTCTTCTCCCACTTCTCAATCTTCTCTAATATCAATTCTACTTCTTTGAGAGCTTTAGTTACAAGGGAAGGATCATAACTTGCAACATTTGTTGTTTTGGATTTGAATCGAAGTTCGTCATAAAATTTCATTAATGAATCAATCGTGTCACGAACACTTCTCAAATATCGCATTGAATAGGTTTGCTGGATTAGTTCATATCGAGTAATGGCATCATTGACAATATCATCAGGTTTATAGTTTGGTGTCCCCATAATTTCTGAAGAGATCATGGTTCTTTTTTCCAACCCATAAATATTGTATTCGCTTTTATAATCGGCAATAAAATAAACATAGGCAAATTCTTTCATTGCCATGGATTTATCTTTTGATTTGTCCCGATCGTATAATGTTTTAAATTCCGGAATGAATAAAGCTTTTGGCTCTATGTCAATCGTTCCCGATTTCAGTATAAACATCTTTTATGTTTTTAGCACTTTTTTCAAGATAAAATTTCTGTTTCCCTTTCTTTACAAGAAAACTGAATAGGAAAGGTAGTTTAATATATGGAAAGTGATCATTATATGAATCAACTTTTTTCATGGTCTGTTTGACACACTCGAATTCACTTGAGCAAATTCTTTTGACCGTTAATTTGCTACACCCATATTTTAAACTGAGTGTATTAAAAAACACATCGAGTTCTTTATTATGAATGTCCATTTATTTTAAAGATAAAATTTAATGATCTGGATTCATTGGCGTAAATGATAAAAGCTTTTCTAATACTTTTTTTCTCAAGGATCCGCAAAGCTCTCAATTGACTTAGATAAATATTCAGGTGATGTTCCTTCATCCCAAGATTTTCACAAATTTGATCTTTGGTTTTTTTCGAGAACACCATATCCCATTTCTCCATATCCGGATATTCCTGATACTGATCATTGTAGTAAAGAAGTTGGGCCAATACACGAAGAGGGATATCATTCAGAGTAGATTTCTTTTTGTGCAATGATGATAACAATGCATCTATCACCGGTTTTTTAAGAATCAAATACTCCTGGAAAAATTTCTCCTTTGTTGTTACGATTTCAACATTTTCTGTTTGCATAGTGTTGGTACATAAAAGCCGGAGAAGGTTATCCTCCTGCCGGCTTTATAATTCAAAGACGATGACTTTTAATTGCTCCATGCTGCACTTGAGCAAAACAAAGATATGTTGTAATTATATAAAATGCAACTTTATATAATCCAAACTTACTAAATAGTTCCTTCCCTATATTTTGCATAGATGTCATGTTCCTTTATCATCCAGAACATTTTGCCATCTACGACAACTGGTTCACCTGTACGTGCGCGATACATCACATGATCGCTGGGTTTAATCTCAAGTGGTATTTTAGAATCTTCCGATAAATGTCTTCCGTTTCCAATAGCCATCACAATACCCTGATAAGGATGCTCACTCCATGTTTCTATGAATTTCTTTTCTGCATCCTCATAAGTCATTGTATCTTTTTGGCGTTCTTTTTCGAGTTCCATTACATTCTTTGCCGATGATGCTCCAACTACAAGGAGATTGGATTTCTTTGCCATCTTAGTTTGATTATCCACAACAGGAATACGTTCAATGATTACCCAATCACTCATAGGGATTACTGGGAACACATCATAATTATTTTCTGTTACCGGTCTTTTGTAGACAAATGCTTTTTTTTCTGACATAATTTTGAATTTTATAAATTTTAAAATGGTAAATCATCCTCTTCTTCTTTCCCTTTATTCGCGAACAAATCCTTTTCTAGATCTTCCATGAGTGCTGCAGGCATATCTCCATTCATTGGTAGTTCATCACCAATGGACTGTGCACTTACATCATCTATGGAATCGGAGTGTCCTACGGTTTTTATTTCGAGTACATCAAGATTCGTGAAATATTTATCTTCGGGTGCTTTTCCAACTTTCCTTCCCATTACCGCAAATTTCACAATACAGACATCTCCTTTTTCCATATCATCAAGAAACTCACATCTATTTTGTACAGTCTGGAATTTAATATACTCCACGTAAGTACCACGATTAGTGGGATTAGTGGTTGTTAATACAAATTCTCTCTTTCTAAATTTGTCGGTAATCTGACTTGTTTCGAATATCTTGTGTATTCGACCTTTCATTGAATATACATCACTCATTATATAATTTTAGATTTTATAAAGTTAGGATTTAGTTTTTAGAATAACCTCAAAATAATTACCCAATTTAGTTCCCCATGGTGGTGTTTTGTCCAATGATAATAATCGCTTTGTTAATTCCTTTCTTTCAAGTGGGATATGATTAGAATCATAGATATCGAATAAAGAACAGGTACTGACAAGACAAAGGGTTCCTTTCCATAGGTCTGTAAAGAAGTCTGGATGAAGTGAAAGAAGAATAACGAGATCTTTCTGCTTGGATAATTCTTTAAGATCCGGGCAGATATTTTCTTCGGAACCTTCGATATCAATTTTTATAAAATTATAATTTACAATTTTATTTTTTGTTATCCAGTCCATCAAAGTTGTAGAACGAATTTTCCAATGGGTTCCTCGAGTAGACGATGCACTTGATGTCCAGTTTCCATTAGTAGGACCAAACGGAATTATCATATCCGATTCCTTATGAACACATAGATTATAAAGATTGACATATTCTTCTCGTACACCATTATAAATACATAGTGTTTTTGCTAAATCGAATGAAAAAGGATTTGCTTCTATTCCATAAATCTTATCTACTCCGATTTCCAATGCATAAAGAAGTGTTGGGCCAACCCATGTACCAATATCCAAATAACCTTTATCTTGTCTTAGATATTGATTCATTATCTTATATGTACTCGGTTCCCAACCAGTTTGATTGAACTCTTCCCAAAACCAATGTTGAGGGACTATAAACGATGTTTCATTGACTTTTACATTCATCGTTTCTCAATGAAATTATAGACTTCAAATTTTTCTTCGAATTCTTTTATAAACTGATCAACCTGATCATCCTGACCGGTAACTTCAATTTTAAGATTCTTTTTGTGGGTTTTAATGTACGTGACCTTTTTCATCTTTTATTATTTTTGGTTTTATAAATTTTCATTCGATCATTTTCAAATTTACCCGTTTCAAGAATCTGATAAAATTCTTTCAGCGTGATTTTATTCTCATTGAGCAGATTACTTAAATCCCCCATGGAAACATTCTCAAATACGAGAACATTATCAATTTTAGTTGGTTCTGACATAGATTTAGTCTTTAGTCATTTTACAATTAGATTGCTCTGAAAGTTTCTTATTCATTGCCTCAAGTTCCCGAATGCGATCAACATATCCTCCCTGCCAGATTATCCCACGAAAAACAAATATTACAACTGCACCAAGCCAATAGGCTACATTGTTATAGTCCGGACCTTCAGCAATACGATACACGAACAGGAAGATAGTAATAAAGAGGAAAAAGGTTGATACCATATCCATCTTAAAATAGCGGAAAATTCTTTTTATGTGGTCCATAATTATTCTTTATTAAAATAGGTTAAAGGATTAAGTATTGATTTTAATAGTGATTCCATTTCTTCTGTCCATGGTGTTCTGAAACCATCAGCAACTACGAGGTAGAACACGATATCTCTTGCCTGAGTATCATCATCGATATCCGGATCAACCCAAAATCCACTGATTTTAGTTTCATCTATCCACATATCTACAAGTACCTGTGGTATTGGTATTCGTTTGTATTCAAGGCCAAGATTCTCTCTCTGTTCAGTTTCCTTTAAGGCTGCTTTTGCTTTTACTGAATCCCTGATATAAATAGGTATTCGGATCATTACACGCGAGGATTTTCAGCATCTACTTCGCCATCACCAAAATGTTTGTCGATATATTCTTCATTGCCGGCCATCTGATTCCAGATTTCGGTCTTTTCGTGTTGAGGAATATCCCTGATTAAACAGAGTTTGAGTTTCTTATCGATATAAGTAAAGAAGTAATAACGGCCTTTATAGGCGATTCTTGAAGTATATTTCTCGTCAAGGTTCATTTCCTTTAGGCCACGTTTAACTTGTGAGGCAAGTTGTTTTGCGTGAGAAATAGTGGCATTATACATATCCTCTGCGGACTTCTGTTTCTTTTTTGCATCGGATAGAGCATTCTCGGCTGCAGAAAGTTCTTTCTCATAGGAAGGAAGAAGATTTTCCAGGATATCGGTATACTCAGCACGAAGTTCAGTTTTTTCTTTTGTATCCATCCATCGATTAACTGTAACGGCAGAATTAATTGATGTGAAATTTTTTCCCAGGAATTTAATAGCTTCATCAACTTCTTCGAATTCACCAAGAATTTCGGGAACATTGTTCTCTTGAGCAACATTGAATTCAATGTTTAACGGTCTGTAAAATGGATCTCTCATAAATAAATAGTTATTAATTAAAGTATTAAAAGTTTAAATTTTGCACATGCGGGCCAATGTTTCTTATGATCGGTAGCTTTCCCACCTGTATCTCTACGCAAGGAACATTTGTAATAGGTGTGAGCCAACTGTTTTTTCCACAGGAGTTCACAGTCCTTACATTTCATTTCCGGATCCCAGTAAGTTCCAAAAGCGTAAATCATAGGATTTTCTTTTGGAAATGCTTCCGACTTACCGGTTTTAGGATCGGGTTGATTTTCTATTTCGTTTCCAAACAGATCTTTCATAACAATATTAATTACATGACATAATTATACGAATTATACTATCACCTTCTTTCAGGTGCGGGCATATTTTATCCAGACGAACATCAGCACCGATACGATAATCTCCGGCCCGATATTCAACAAGATATGGAATATGGACAAACTGTTGAACTTCGATTATGTTATCGAAATAGTACTGTCCGACTTCTTCCACAAATATGTTTGCTAGTATTGCCATCATTTTTTTATTTCTTCAAAAAAATCACTGAACACATTTTTATCTATTACTTCGATTCCTCGGGCATTTGTTTTGACTTTGCCATTCAAATGCTTAATTTTTTGTTGACCTTTTATAAATGGTCCCTTGAGCAATATCATTTCTTCATTCTCAAAATAATCTGATTGCCGTAATCGGTCATAAAGCCAAGTGTATTTTAGTTGTGAGAATTGGCTTATTGCTTTCAGATTCGTTGACTGAATAAAGCATTTTGTCATCTTATTTAAATATAGAAATGCTGTCATTTAGTCTATAATTTGTAATTGACTTAATAATCTTTTTAACTCGGATTTGTTTTTGATTATTCCATCAAATAATGTGTATTCTTTTGAACCGTCATATCTATAAATAATTGATTTGACTTTTTCATATTTTGTAATTCCATATGTTCCAAAAGATTTACCATGCATTTCAAAATTTTGTCTATCATCAATTGATGCGTTTTTATCAATTACAAATCCAAAACTCTCAATATCTTCTCTATCCAAGTATTTAACTCGAACTCTTTCTTTTATGAATAAATTATCTATGATCCAATAAAGACCTTTTATTTTCATAGGTATCCATTCATTCATATGATTTAGTTGCTCATATTCAAATCCAACATGAAGTTCTGGAATAGAAGGAGTATAGTATTTATTGTCTTCCATTATAAGAATCTTTTAAGAAATTTCCATTCTGCTACATCAATCCATTTGAAAGAACTCTTTTCTTTTTTCCGGTTATTGTATTCCTGAATCTCTTTTAAATCGGCCTGATATTTACCCCAAGCTTCACGTGTTGTCCAGTAAACTCCTTTATCTGGAGGATATTCGGTTATCACTTCTTTGGTATTTATATCGATTACTTTCATTGGGTTCCGAATTTAATGCATTTACTAATATCAATTGTCAACTGTGGTTTAGCCTCATTAAAGATCTTTAAAAGATAATCTCTTGGAATATCATCCAATTCATCACGGACTATTAATCCGTTATATTTTCCACTATTAATCTTTTCCATACTATTACTGCAATACAAAAAGAACATATGATTATAATAAGTACCATCCAAATTTACGTTACGCTAGTTTATCAACTACCAAATTTACACAACGGCAGTTTGTAAATCACTACCGAAACAAAGATAATATGTCATTTCCAAAATTACACTACGTAAATTTGTAAAGTTTTCAACAATTACAAAATTACATCACGCTAGTTTGTAATTCCCTCATTTTGGAGTATAACAGGAAACACTTTATAACGACAGATACGATACACTAAAAATGCAATTAACTGATAATCAGTAAGTGAGTCACATTGTTATACACACTGGAGACCGGTTATAAACAGAAAAGGCCCCGGGAGATATCCTGGAGCCTCTTCGCGGCAGAAAAGAACAGTTTGTTATTTCTTCTTTCCACCTTTTTTCGAGGTCTTTTTTCCCCCTCCACATTTAGCCATAATACACGTTTTTAAAGGGTTTAATACACTATCATACCCAAAGGTACAAACACCCCCGCCCATTTCCAAATATACCAAA